GCACGGCGAGTGGTTCGCCCCCACGCCCGAGATCGAAGCCGAGATTGCCCGCCTTAATGATCGGAGTGAAGCAGCATGAGCCGGCCAATCGATAAAAAGCACAACCTGTGGAAGCGAAAGCCACACGAGCCTGCCGAAAAGCCTAAACCTGAGACATGGATGTCGGCCAAACCTGCCAATGCAGGGCGTATTCTATCAGGCGAGGAGCGGGCCGCGGCGCTCGCCAAGATGGGAATCAAGCCATGAACAACGACATACATGATCGGCTGGTGCACACATTGTTATCGGCGGTCGGTTTGCACAATCCGGAGGAGAACGCTCCGATCATTTCAAATGCCATCTTGGCGTTTGCCTTGGGCAATATCATTGATGAGATGTTGATGATTCTGCCGGATGATCTTGATCTATTCCGGATGCTCCGAGCGGCGGGGCGGAAAGACTCCGATAAGGCCAAGGCATTAGCGTCTCACTTCCTGCCAGCGCGCGAACGACTAACTGCTATCCGTGACAATCTTCCCTCTGAGCCGGTATACTGAGATGGATCAGATGCTGACAAAAGCCGAAGCGCTGGCATTGGCGGCGATGCCTGCAGTGGGTCTCGTCGCTGCTGGCAGAAAGGCTCCTTTCAACGGCCGGGTGATGTGGCGGCTACATGAAAAGGGATACGTGGAGACGCCTGACAGACTGGCAGTTCCGACCCTCTATCGACGGACCAGCCTGATTTGTCGCAGCATGACCCCCGCCCGCCTTAACCAGATGGAGCAAGCAGCATGAGCGATCTAGTGCGGGAATTATCCGACGCTGAAAATCGCGTTGACCAGTTGCGGCGTCAGATCGCCGCATCGGCCTGCCGAGAAGTCGGGTGCGACATGCAAAGCTATGGCGGGATGAATGCGGGCTGTGGCGATGGCTGCGGCTGCTCTGTGCCGGTCAACGTTTGCATGCGCTGCGGCGATTGCGACTATGGCGATAACGAATGGGCGTCTCGAACACGCGAGGAATGTGCGGCTCGCCAAATACCTGATCTCTCTACCCCCACCCTTCCCGCCCGCCTCACCGAGGGAGAAGTAGCGTGAGCGATGATGACGAACCTGACGCTTACGGGCGTGAGGGGCAGCGCGAAGACTGTTGGGCATGCAACGCCACCGGCATGGAATACAGCGAAACCTGTGTGGCGTGCGGTGGCTACGGTTGGGTTCGTGCCGATGTCCCCCTCACCCCATACGCCCGCCTTAATCAGGAAAGAGATGAAGTATGAGCGAGGACCAGCCTGAGACGGTCGAGATCATGCGCGATCACGCGATCAAGCTTATGAGCTTGGCGATGATGATCCGCGAGGGCGATATCGACTTTCGCGGCCATGAGGACGAGGACTGCGTATTGGCTCGAGCGCTGGTGGCCGAGCTAGCCGAGGAATGCGCCCTGCACTTTGGCGGGATGCCAGGCTAGCGACGCGGCGAAGTTCGCACCTCCCCCGCGCCTTATTAAGCCCCAGCCCAACGACTAGAAAGGTCGGCGGTCATATACTACCACCCCACGAATCGGGTTGCAATCGATCAGAACGAAGCGTGAATGCGGGAATGTCCAAGCGCATCCCAGACGCAGGCCATCCGTTGGTCGAAGAGTTCGCAGAGCATATGTATGTGACTACCCCTGTAGAGAGGTGGCCAGAACCGTGGAAGGGCCGCAGCGGGGTATGGGAGCGCGAGCCAGCAGATCTACGGCAGGCGTTTCGCGATCGGGCCCGGCGGTTTATGGCTGGGGATCTTAGCGTGGCGCCTTGGCTGTAGTGGCGGTTGTGTAAAGGAATCGGCGTTTCGTTTACAGATGCGTGCCTACATGCAAACCGGCTTTGCACGAGAGGGCCGAGCCATGCAGTTAAGCAGCGGGCCCGGCCATATCGATACCCGGTGATCAACCCGGGTAGCCTAGTAAGCCAGGACTTAAGTGCTGCGGCGACTTTCACCCGGCACCATTTACACCGAGCTAAGGCGACGGCGATTATATGTCGTCGCAGCCCCACCCTATTGCCAGACTCGGACGAAACATGCTAGCCCGGTTTTCTAGTCGTGGCGGCGTTGATGGAAACGCATGATCGGACCCCAGTCTTCTGCATCTGCGCTCGGGACGTCTAATAGGCGAGTAGAAGAGCCGGTATTAAGCCCGGCACACGACTAGGCCCCGAACCGCTTCCCCGCCTGCCGCAACGCCTCAGCCTGCGCCGCTTCCACCAGCGCATCCGTAGCCCTCGCAACCGTAAGCGGGTTGGACTTGTCTGCGATGGCGCGACCGATCGCGGGGAGCACAAGGCGCTTCCACAGGAAGTTGGGGACCTTGCCTAGGCCGGGGATCTTCATGGGTGTGCCTCCGTAACGCTGATCGGGTCGGCAGGAGTGCCGGTTGGTGCGACCGTTGACTGCTTGACGATGTCGGCATTGGTCTGCGCGAGGTTGCGGCCGCTCGAGGTGCTACCGAACTCGGACTGCACGACCGACCCGCCCCAGCCAAACACGATGCCGAGCGCGAGCAGCAGGGCTTCGTTGTTGCCGTCTGGGACCTTCACGAAGAACAGCAGCAGCAGGCCGATGGCGCTGAGCAGGATCGCGGACCAGCCTACGATGGTGCGGAAGGTTCGGTCGGTCATATCTCGTTCTCCTCAACGCCATCCGTCAGCTTGGTGATCGCTGCCTGGAGCACGCCGATCGCGGTGAACCGGTCGAGCGCGCCCCAGCCGAAGATTGATATGACTTCACCGTGCGAAAGCTGGACAGCCACCATCGCGCGGGTGCGATCGTCGTCATCCGTCTCGGCTTCGATGCTCTCCGCGGACTTGCGCAACATTGCCGGCACGTCGCTGGCGTTCTTGTCGTAAAGGGTGGCGACGAGCGCCAGTTCGGGGCGTTCGCTCATGCTGCAATCCTCGCCAGCCAGCCATAGATGAAAGCGCGGTTCGCCGAGCGGCCCTCCGCAAGATCCGCATAGCGCGCCCCCTGGAACGCGTTGAGCAGCGCAAGCAGGCGGGTTTCCCCTTCCTTGCCACGACGCGCCAGAAACGCCTTGAGGGCCGCTACAGAGGCGGGCCCGATCATGCCGTCCACCGCCAGCCCCGCATCCGTGACAAGGTTCAGCGCACGCTGCAGGAACCGCCCCGCGACCGCTGGCCCCATGTTCACGCCGGTGTCGACGAGCTCGGCCGCGATCGGGCCGGATACGTTGGCGATCAGCCCGAACCCGGGCTTGATGACATACTGCCCGCGGTAGATCGCCAGTGCAGTTTCCCGCGTCATGGCCTTCATCGGGCCGGTGTAGCCGTTTGCTCGAGCGGTACCGATCGTGATGCCGTGGTTCGTCTCGCCGCCTGCATCGCGCGAGTCGTTGACGTAGCCGCCCTCGTTCTTGAGGACGTCGGCCAAGATGTCGTCGATGGTCATGTTCACTCTCCAACCCCGCGAATGGTGGACAGGCGCTTGATCCCGTCGCCGAGACCGAAGTCGCCGCTTACGGCAGTCGCCATCATCTCCTGAGCGCTGCGAAGGATGGTGTTGCCCGGATCCTTGGCCACCAACTCTCCAACGACGAGCTGATAGGCTGTCACCGCCGACATCAGGCGCATGTCGTTCTTGTGGACGTGCTCGGCAGCTTCGCGCTCGACGATCGCCGATTTACGCTCAACCTCCCGGGCCCGCTCGTCCGCATCCCGGGCGCGCTCGTCAGCCTTCTCGACGCGCGTCTCGAGCTCGTCGATGCGCTCCATCAGGCGATCCATGTCGTCTTTACGCTGTCCGATGCCGAGCACTCGCCACTTCGGGAGGAACGCCAGGATAGCGAGCGACACGACGACAACGAGGGACCATACCCCCTTCGCGATCGTCCCGCCGGCTTCCGTCTTGAGCGCACCGCTGGCGTCTACCGCGGCTGTCACGATGTTTTCTGGGGTCATGGTCGCAACATCCTACGGACGCGATCGATGATTGCCGGCATTGCCAGCCCGAGCAGATGATGCGCCGCGAGCAAACACCCCGCGACCGCGAGCCAGTTCATAGATGCCCCAGCCGGCGACCACGCCGACCTGGGCCCATGATGCCCATTTGAGGAAATAGTACCCGTAGTAGAGCGCCGCAGCGCTGTGCAGGTACAGCCCGCGCGCCGCATGGCAGATCAGCTCGGCTGCATAGATCGTCCCGACGCACGCCTGCCACATCGTTGGCCTGCCGAGCAGCGTCAGGATGGTGAACGCGGCCAGATAGTCGACCGCGAAGAACCACGTCCATGGATAGTTGTCGCCTGTCTGTGTCACCACCACCGTGCAGAGAGCCCAGTTGGCGAGCAGGATTGCGGCCGTTCCCGCCATGCGGACGTCGCGGAGCAACGCTGTGAACGTGCACAACGCTAGCAATGAGATGAAGAACGGCCACATGGGATCAGCCGCCCGGGGGCGGAGGTGGAGGCGGGCCGTTGTTGCCGCTCTCGTTGGCGCGCTGCTTGGCCAGTTGCTTGGCAACCTCCGCCTTGACCAGCTCGACGATCTCTTCACGCTTCATGGGTGTTCTCGCTCATGCTGGAGAGCGCCAGCGCGCTCGCGATGATCATGCCGGCAGCGACGCGAGCCAGTCGCGGAAGGCGCCCGCAGGCAACGACTGCTTGCGCATGCTGATGATCATGCGGATCTCGTCGAGCTCAAGCACGCTCATCTGGTCCACGAAGGCGCGAGCCGCGCGATACGTACCGCCGCCCATCGTCCCACTCGGAACCTTGGCAACCTCCGCGTTCAGCAGCTCGAGATATTCGTCTTTGTTCATGGTCATGCTCCTATGAGACCAGCGCCGAGGCCATGACGGTCGCGGAGCCTGTGGTGCAGCGCATCTGGAGCGCACCGTCAGCCTTGCGAAATTCCGCCGCGACGCCCGTGGGGTTGATCGGAGTGCCGAACAGCGCTGCGCTACCAACCGTCGACAAGACCGGCCATGCGTGTTGCGTGCCAATGCCGTCACCACCGCCGCTTGTCTGGATCCCGCCTACGGCAACCATTGCGACGCTCGACGCCGGTGTGAAGATCGTAACCCAGTCCGAGCCGACCGGCACCGCAACGTTACCGCTTGCGAAGCCCTGCGTCGCAGCCGTGCCGCCAGCGTTCAGGCTGGTCAGCGCCATGTTGCTGTTCGTTGCAGCGCCGTTGAACAGCGACTGCCCCGACACGCGCCGGTCATGCCCCATGCCGGTCATCAGGCCCGCAGCACCGACACCAGAGATGGTCGGGTGATCGCGATTGTACAGCAGCGCCAGCGGGTTGCTGACCAGCTTTTGCCCGCTGCCAACAATGCTGAAGCTTCCGCGCTGGAAGCCTACCCGGCTGAGCGCATCGGTGTTGGCGTAGAAGAACCCGGGCTGGTCGATAGCGTTCAGCGTGCCATCGATATGCGCGATCGTGCCGACACCCGAACCCGGCATTTCCCGCAGGGTGCACCATTCCGTAGTATGGAAACCCTCGCTACGAGGGCGGCTGATGTACAGGCCGATGACCGACAGCGCCTTGACGGCCGGGACATACATGTTCTCGAAGCGACAGTCCTCGAGCAGCCATGTGTCGCCGAACGCGATCTGGATCGAGGCGTCAACGTTGTAGCACCCGAACACTTTGGCACGGATGACGTTGTTCGTGTTTGTCGCGTTCGTCTGTCCGTAGGTTGCGGCCTCGGCACGGATGAAGCCATGCGTCATCGTGAAACCGCCAATCCCAGGCAGGTACCCGTCGCGGCAGTTGATCCAATCGGTGTAGATCGGAAGAAGATCGTAGCCCCAGACGAGATTACGGTGCGTCTCGATGTTCTCGAACGTCGCGTAAGCGGTGTATTTGGACTTGTCGGCCGACCGGAAGCCCGTCGCGCCCGTCGTGCCGATTGCTGCCCGCATCGTCAGGTTGCGGAATACCAGATGCACCGCGATGTCCGTCGATGCCGACTGCAGGAACACGCATCCGCCATTGACTGCGACGATGAGCTCGGGGCCAAGGCACTCGCCGGATTTCTCGCCGACAATCTCCATGTTCGATACGACGGTGATACCGTTGACGATGTAGCCGGCGTCCGTCTTAGGAACCGTGACACATTTACCCGTCGCGATCGCGGCATTGAACGCCGCGGTGTCGTCCGTGACGCCATCGCCCTTGGCACCGCCTGCAAAACGTGTGTCCGTTACGCTGACCGTCTCGCGGAGCTTGCTGTCGACACTGCGCGTGCCGAAGCCGATCTGCTCTGCACCATCGGGGTTCGACAGCGTCGCAATGAAGCTGCTGAGGTTGTCCAGAACGCGCGGCTGAGAATAGACCACGGCACCGTTCGCCTGGCGCACACGGATCGAATAGGCGCCATCCACGAAGGGCTGGGCAGGCGTTCCGTTGTTGACGACATAGCCAGCGACAGTTCGAAGCGGCTGCATGGCGGGGATCGTCATTGCCGCGTCCCAGAATACGTCCTTGGGATACAGCTCGGGATCCTGATCAGGTTGCCCGATATAGATCCGCGCGCCGTCGATCAGCCTCGAAAGCGTGTCGCTGAACAGCGGATACGGGTTGGTAATCGGGGTCATCGGCTGCTATCCTGAGCAAATGCAATCGTCATGGCTGAAGCCCCTGCTGGTTGGCCTGGGGGTCGCCTGTATTCCCCTCGACGGGTGCGTTGCGGTCAGGGCCTTCGCTCGCTGCGAGACGTGTCGGGCTCACCGTGAACGCCTCCGCCAGTCGTCGTTGGAGGTCCAGAACCTCGTTCGCGATCGCAGGCTCAGCGCGGGCGATACGCGTTAGGCGTTTTACCAGAGCCGCGGACTTGGTTTCGTCCGGCTTGGACTTCATTGCCGCGCGCCCAACGACGGTCAGCGCGTCCTTGGTCCAAGCCCGCATGGCGGGATTCGCGAGAAACAACTTCCCTGAAAGGTATGCGGCCGGAACTGCCGCAGCTACTTCAGCTGCAGCGCCAACATTCCCATGCCAAAGCGCCGTGCCCATCGTCGCAAGCAGGGCACCGGAGATGGTGTTCTTAGCCGTGTTGCTAAAATTGCGCGCCTTATCCAGCGTTCTGAGGCGGGCAGAATACTTTGCAATATCAGCGATTTGGTCGGTTGCCTCTTTGCCGAACACGACATTCCGGGCTTGCGGAGCCAAGTTGTCATAGTTCGTCAAGAAGGTATTGAACGACCATTCGGTGCCAAGGTCGTTCTGCTGCCCCGCCAGGGCGCGCCCCATGTCGTCAATGTGCGTGGCTGCGAAGGTGCTGCGCGCATTGCTAGGGAGGTTAAACCAAGTCTGCCGAAGGCGTGCGAGATTACCGCCCTTGCGCTGCATGTCTCCTACGACGCCGTTGTAGACGGCTTCCCCGCCTACATCCGTGTCATCGCGGTAAGATTTCAGCGGCTTCTTCAATGCGCCCTGTAGCGTGGCCGAGCGAGTACGCCAGAACGCATCAGCGTCCTTTTGCGCCTGGGCCGCAGACCCCGGCCCCGCACCTCGACCAGCAGCCAAGTCGGCTTGCTGAGCGGCAGTCATTACGTCATCTTCGATTGCCTGCTCGAGCTGACCTACGCGCCGCGTGATTGCGGGGGTGGCGCTGTTGCTCTTCGTGAGATTGCGCACGACGCCACGGATATGCGAAAGCGCCTCGGTTGCTTCACCGAGTGTTACAGGGCCATCTTCGGGTAGTGCGTTCTCCAAGGCACGAATAGCCGGATGCTCTCGCAAAGCTGCAAGGGCTGGGCTGGTTGGGAATGCTTGCGAGAACTGCGCAAACTGCGATCGGGTCTCTGCCAGAGGCACGGCGACGGACGCGCCGCCCATAAGGTTATCGCGCTGGCGGTAGAGCGCTCCGCCTTGCCGTGATGTCAGTCTCTCATATGCGCGTGCGCCTCGAGCCAAGCCAGCCCCAGCCTCTTGACGAGTGCTTACTGTCCCAATCTCTTCAGCAATTCCGCGAGCGGCGTTCCGCAAGCCCTCGGTCTCACCGTCGACCGCTTTGGAAACAGCCGTCATCCCGCCGGGCAGATTCCCTAGCCCCATCTGGACTGCCCGAGCTGCGAAACCTCCGTTCGTAGCTGGCGTCGCTGGGATGCCGTAATCTTGGCCGATCTCGGCGACGCTTCGCTCAGCCGTAGCGGCACCCTTAGCAGCAGCACGCGCACGCAAAGCTTGGGCGATGCGACTGCCCGCATAACCGGTAGCGCCGCCAGCAACGGCACCGACTGCGGCGCCAGTCACAGCCCCGGCTGCGCGGTCGACGATCCCGCCTTCTGCGTCACCGGCGCCGTAAGCGCCACCAAGGCCCGCTGCCTCTTGAGCGGTGCGCGTGGCAAAGACACGCGCAGCAACGGCCTGTGCAGCTTCCTTAGTGGCCCCGCCGCGGATCGCTGCGATGCCCGCTGCTCGCGCCGCACCGGTCGCGCCGCTCGGGATGACGGCTCCAGCAAGAAGCTGGCCCCCAAGCCGAGGCAGGAAGTTGTTCTGTTCGTCGTAGGCGCTGACCGCGCGCTCTTTCTGAAGCGCCTTCTCGTAGTCGCCGCCATCGAGCACGGCGTTGAGCTCGTCGTCGAGCCCGACAACGGCCGGGATGCCACGCACGAACGCGCGCGCACCCTCGGCAACACCGCCCTCGCCGCGGACGTCCGTGATGTCGACCTCGGGCTTGACGTATCCGAACTGCGGCGCAACGCCGGTCTTCTTGAATGCGTCGATTGCGTTCTGCGCTGCCTCAGGCGTGATCACTAGCCCGCGGTCGCCGATCCATTTGACGATGCTGTCGGGCGTAGCCGTCGGCAGGAACGCGGCGAACTGCGCTTCCTCGTCTGCCGTCAGGCGCTTTTCGTTGGCAGGCTTGGCGACATTGAACCCGATGTCGCCCCCGCCCTGTGGAGGCGTGCCGGGAGCGGGCGGCGTCGCGGTAGGACCCGCCGGGGGCGTGGCTGCTGCGCCTACTGCCCCCGCCGTGCCAGATGTCTGATCACCTCCTTCCGTCTGCGCCTTGGGGAAAAAGTTGGGATAGGTTTTCTTCAGGTCTTCGGTGACGGCCGAACCTGCTGAGTCGATTAACCCGCGGATAACTCGTTCGCGCGCCCGGGCCTTGGCCTCAATAACCTTGGGTCCCTCGCCAGGCTGCGGGAAATAGATGCGGTCTTGGGTCGCGATCTCGCTTTCGGGCAGATTGGCGCCAGAATCCTTACGCAGCGTGGCGGCGATAAACTCTAGCTTGCTAGTGTCAGCAACCTGCTGGCTTTCGCTGTTGCCGCCAAGAAACTCGGGAACGGTGTTGGCGAGATCTGGAAAGTTGGCATTGAAAGCCTTCCCCGTTACCGATCGCGGACCAAGTCCCTGCTGCTGATAGGCTGCTGCGGCTCCAAGCGCGCGACGCAGGAAGGACGCAGCATTGGACTGCTCCACGCCTGCCGGCTTAGCGCCACTTGCTCCACCCGAACCGCTAGCGCCCTGCGCCACACGCCATTCGCCATCACGAAAGACGATCTTCCGACCGTCCTTGTGGGTTGCGGTTGCGCCTTCGGGGAAATCACCTTGTGCCATCATCAATCCAAGATGAAACCGGCAGGCAGTTTAGACGGCTTGCCGCCACCTTTGCCGCCACCAGATGACTTACGATCCGCCCGTGCGTCATCACGCGCGCGCCCGGCGATGGCTGCCGTCGTTGCTCGCTCGCTGTTCACAACACGACGCTCGGTCAGATCCATGCGCCGTTCCTCGCGGGCATCCTTGGCCGCGTCGCGCTGTGCCTTGTCGCTGTAGCCCAGCGCGTCGAGCACCGGCCCCGCGTCTTCGCCCAGCGTGCCACCAATCACGATGCCTGCGATCGCCTTCGCCTTGACGAGGTCGCCGGACTTGATTGCAGCCAGCGCGGCGTCGGTAACTTCCGTGCTCTCGCCAGTCTCGGCAAGTGCGGCGCGGCGCTGCTCGAGATCCTTGACGGCTTGGCCGGTCAACCCGGCGTTGAGAAACCCACCGAGCCGCATCGCCGCGTTGACGTTGCGCGTCTTCTGCGCGCCGGTCTGCTGGTCGGCCAGCGCCTTGAGCGCCGTTGCCTGCTCTGGGTGCTTCAGGAACAGGTCCTGGATGCCCTGCGACGTCGGGTTGGTCATGTACCCGCCGATGTCGGCCTGCCAGGCAGCGTCCTTCGCCGCCTTCGCCTCCGTTTCCTGACGGGCGAGATCGACGCGCTGCTGCTGGATCTCGGTCTGCGCATCGATCGCGTGGTTCTGCCGACGTATCTGCAAGCCCTGCATCAGCGGATTGAAGTCCGGCTGTGTGAGCATGGCGGAGTAGTTAATCGGGTCCATGGTCAGAATCCCGCCACTGTGCCGGCGATCTTCAGGCCGGTGTTGAAGTTGTTCGCGACGAGGTTGCCTTGCGCAATCTGACCGCCTGCGATCGCTGCGCCCTGCTGGGTCAGCTGCTGGCCGATGATCTGACCGGTCTGGATGCCCGCGTTGCCGACACCCGCCGCGGCGTTCTGGCCAAGGGACGACACCTGCCCCAAACGCTGGAACTGGTTGCTGATCACGCTCGACAGAAGATCAGCCCGGAAGTTCGCCAGGCTGTTGTTCGTGTTGCCGCCACGCAGCCCACCCGTCGCCGATGCGTTCTGAAGGATGGCTTCCTCGCCCTGCCGGACGCCGGTGGTGTACTCGGGTGACGTCAGTAATCCGCTGATGGCATCCGACTGCGATGCGGTGCCGTTCAGGCCGATGAGGCCCATCTGCTGTGCGATCGCTTTCGATCCAGCGTCGACGAAAGGCTGCTGTGTTGCGGAGTTCGCCTCGCGAGCGGCGCGGGCTTCGGCGATAGCCTTGTCGGCGGACGATGCTTGGGTCTGAGCGGCAGCAGCAGCGCCCTTGGCGCTCTGCTTGGCGCCGGTCAGGCCACCTACTACCGATCCTATGGCGTCGCCGATGAAGGAAATGGGTCAAGCTCCGAAACTAGTTCAGGAGCGACGCCGGCTTTCGCATGTACTCGGACCAACACGCTTTACTACCAAAGCGACTCGTGCGCAAGTGCTGTCCGCTACGCCACGAGGATTCGCGATGTTGCTCATTATTGCCGCCCTGCTCGCTGGTCAGTCGGCGACCACGACCTGCCAGACGCACTCTGGCATCACGACATGTGACACGCGTGACACCGGGATCCAGCCATCTGTGCCGCCTACCGATTACAGCTCGCGCATGGCGCAGATCGACACGTCAGGGTTGGACACCCTCGCTGCCAACGTTCGGGCAAACAAGGGACGCAAGGCGCGCAAGAAGGTAGGCAAACTGATTGCGGCCGGTCAGTGCGACGAAGCAGTCTCGGTAGCACTCAACGCCGGTGATCTAAGCCTTGCCAGTCAAGCGCGAAGCTTCTGCCGACGCTGACGCTGTCCAATCCGCCCGAGTTAAGCCGAGAATGATGATGTCGGTCGGCTCGCCGCGAACCATGCACGCGTGCCGCCTTCGCCCTTCGTCGGTGAAGCCCAGCTTGCGGACCATATTGGCAGCAGATCCCAGCGTTCCGATCACATAGGCCGTCGCGCGTAAGACGACCGGATCGGCGAACACCTGCGCCAAGAACAGGTGAGACAGAGCGCGCCCATGCGCCACAGCCTCCCGCTTGATCGCAACGTGCACCTCGGTTTCGTAGGCCGTGAACCGCACCGCCATGAACAGCCCGACGAGGCGGTCATCGGCATATGCCCCGTGGTAAGTCAGCAGCGGGTGATCGACATACGCAGCAGCGCGGTCATCCCGGCGCAGCTTCGGCGCTATCCACGCATCCCGCAGCAGTGCGTCGACAGCGTTTGGATCGTCCAGCGGCTCAACGCGCAGATTCACGGCGTCAGGCTGTGGTTCGCACGACCATCGATCACCAGAGCAGCCACCGTCTTCGACAGCGCCGCAACCTGATCCGTCAGCGCTTGGACATCGGCCTGGGTGTAAGTGGCGGCTGCTGTGCCGCCAGCGTAGGCCGGGAGCGGTGCTCGCGAGGGCGTGGCAAGGGGCGCACTGAAGGTTGGGCCAGCGTCTTTCTCCACTTTGGTGTCAGCAAGATCGTAAGCGTCGTCTGCGCGATCATAGGCGTCGTCGGCACGCGCCATTGCGGCGTTGGCTGAGCCTTGGGCGAACTCGGCAGTGCTTTGCGCCACCTCGCCCGTCGCTTGCGCTGCTTCCCCGGTTGCCTGAGCCGTCGTTGCTGCCTGCTGCGCAACAGCCGTGTCCGCCGGCCCGTCGGTGTATGCAGCAGCCTGAAGATCCTCGACGAACTGCACCGCCTGCGGACTGGTACCAAGGCCAGTCGACGCGATCGACCGACGATCTAGCGTTGTGTAATCAGGCCGCACCGCCAAGCCCCTCGATCTGCGCCTCAAGCCGCGCGAACGCGACGGGATCGGTCAGCCGCCCCTCGAAGCGGTAGCCGCGCCAGTTGCGCACCAGCCCACACTGCCGCCATGCTGGCCGCGCCGATCGATTGCCGCGCGCACCAGTCCTCGACGGGCGCTGCTGGCTATAGGTGCTGCCGTCGTTCGTATAGGACATCATCACCGGCGCACTGGTGTCGCCGCTGCGGCCTGCCATAGCGACGAGCTCTAGACTATGCAGGATGGCACCCATGCCGCCATTGTAGATGAACAGCGTGTCGAATGCATAGCGCGGTGCGGTGTCGAACACCGTTGCGATCGCGTCGTCGACAACACCGATCTTGACTTGTGAACCCGCCCACCACCGCCCGTTGAACAGCGTGAAGTGACGCGGCTCGTAGCCTGCATCAGCCGACACACCGCTTGCAAGGCGATACCACACCGGCTGATCCAGCTGCTGCGACGACACCCAGCCGTAGACCCATGTCTGGCGAGGCAGATGCACCAAGAGCTCGAGCTGGCCAGACGAGTTGCGCTGCTCGACCTCGATGCCGGCGAGCTCATCGGCCGTCAGGCGGGACAGCTCGTCATCCATCGCACGCGGGCTAATCTTGATCGCCTGGCCGGAGCCCGCAAGATAAACCGCGCACGTCTCATTGCGGCCCGACCCGACGAATGCGAACGTCTCAACGAACGGCGAGAAGGCGTTGGGCCCGACGCATCCTTTGCCGATCTCCGCACCACGGTTGCGCGCGAACGGGAAGCCAGTCGTGCCTCGGTTGCTGAACACCTCAATCGAATAGCGGTTGAGCGCATAGACTTCACCGCGCAGGGCGAGCAGTCCCGATATGGGATCCGGCACAGCCTCGCTCGAGCCATACTTCAGCGGGTCGATGCTCGTCGGGTCGTTGAGTTCGGTGATGACGATGCTCGTGCCATCGGTCGTGATGAAATACCCGTCGGACCAAGCCAGCGACAGCACCGGCCCCAGATCCGCGTCGGTGACTTGGGTCAGCGCCGTGCCGCTATAATACCACAGCGCGGCCCCGGAGTTGATGGCGAGGCGGTCGAATGATTCCGCCCATGTCACCGGCCCACCCGTGCCGACATCGCCGACGGGGACTATCGTGCCATCGTCCAGCATCATCGCCAGCTTCGTGCCGATCACCCGGTAATGCTTGCCCTTCCAGACGTAGCCACCACGGTCAGCGTTCGCGATTGTAGCCTTCGTGGCGATGCCCGCCGGCGAGCGCAGATAGCCCTTGCTGATCCCGCTACCGCTGCCATCGCCGCTCTCGACGACCGGCACCATGTTGAGCGGATGGGATTTGTAGAAGTCAGGCGTGGACCGACCCACGATCCCAGACAGGATCGGGATTTGCGTCACCAGCCAAACATCCAGCGATCACCGCCACCGATGACGCGCACCGCAGAACGGATCGACGTGGGGATCACGAGCGTCGCCGCGTGCACCGCATCCTTGCCCATGCGTGCGTCATGCCGAACGTTGCCCAGCGGATCCTTGCCATAGGTCGGCGCCAGCTTCAGCGCGAGGTTGGAGATGATCGCCTCGTCGAAGTCCGCATCTGTGCCAATGTCGGTCTCCCGGCTGGGTTCGTCCCCGCTTGGCACATAGCCGACGAGGCCATTCCAAGGCGCCTGAGCCATCATCGTATCGAGCCGGCCGAACGCCTGTGCAATCTCGTCTGGTGTCAGGTCGAACGTGTAGGATGCGAACCCGATGTCGGCGAACGCGCGGTCCAGGATGGTGCCGCGGTTCATCGAACCACCTCGTACCAAGTACCACCCGTCGACTGCACGACCGTGCCGACCGGAAGGCTGAACTGCTTGGCCTTCTCAACACCCAGCTTGATCTTGCCGTCGCGATTGCCGTCAGGAAGCACCTCGCCAGCGTTGAAGCCGCGAGGGGCGGCGATGATCGGCGTGTTGATCGCATAGCCCTTCGCATCGCGGGTGCAATTCTTGCCCCACGTCACCCGGGCAGCCTTGCCGCCCCACTGGAGCAGCGTGCCGGCCGGGACCGCGATGACGCATTCCTTGACGACGATCGAGACGGGGTACGGGTTCTCGATGCGCAGCACTGGCGCCGTCGTGGTGCTGCCCACGACGAGCCGATCAATGACGACCGTCTGGGCGGCCTTGGCGTTCAGCCAGACATGCGCGCCCGACGGATTGCGGCTGGTCAGCGTGCTCGCCGTGATGTCGTTCCAGAAGCGGTAGTTCCGGCCGTTGCGCTCAGCGACGAGATCCTCGAGGCGGGCATGGCCCTTTAGGTCGAACCCGCCGTCGCTGTTGTCGGTCGAGACGTCGCGGCGATAGGTGACGCGGTAGACCTGCGCCTCCTGGCTGAACCCGTCGCCGTTCGTGTACTTCTTCGGGACGTAGACCATCCGGTGCCCGGTCGCGGTGACGTCCTCGATCAGGACGTCGTGGACAGTCCCGCCGATGTCGATCCCAACCGGCAGATCGCTGCCTTTCGTCATGCCCTTGGTCGTCATCGAGCCGTTGCGGATCACGATGTCGTGCGCGTTGCCGCGTAGGCGGACACCAGCGCGGCCGTAGCGCAGGTTGAACACATCCATGCGCAGGCCCGTCGCCTCGTCGAGCGCATCAATATAGCGGTAGCTGGTGAGGTTGGTCGCCTTCGTGATGAGTGTCCCCGGCTTGAGCGGTCGGTCAGGACCGGCAAGCGCAGGGGAAGCGATCAAGACGAGTGGCAACAGCAGATGGCGGATCATGTCAGTTGACCTGTTTCATAGGGAGATTTGAGTAAGATTTGTACAAAACATCACATTGCGCATGTTCCGACGACGTGGCTTTATTCGCCACGAAACGGGGGATTACATGCGTAACAAGATTTGGCTTTTGGCCTTGACGGGTGTTGGTTTGGTCAGCGCCTTGACCGGGTTCGAAATAGGACAGCGGCCCGCTGGCAACGACAGTGCCGCCTATGTAAGGCGACGGCCCGTCGTGCTGCTGGATCAAGCCAAAAGCTACCAGCATGGCGGCGTGCTCGTCATCGGTGATAGCATCAGCGAACGGTCGGGCATCTCTACGCTGTGCGGCTTGCCCGTCTTTAACGCTGGGATCTCGTCCGCGCGTACGAAGGACTTGGCCGACCTAACACCTAAGCTTGTAGCCGAAATCAAGCCGACGCTGGTATTCATTGCTCTGGGGACAAACGACGCAAACGCAGCGCGCCCTACCGCAATCGACGAGTGGCAAAAGCAATACGAGGCGCTAGTCCGTTCGGTCGGACGCGTGCCTGTTGTTCTTGCAGCAGCTCCGATGATCGAACGCGGCAAAGAGCGGTCGTCCCAGTTCGACACACGTCGAATTGCGGCCATGAATGCGCGCCTGCCCAGCATCGCCGCGCGCTTCGGTGCCGTATTCGTAACTGCCGCGCCCACTTCGACGATGGACGGCGTACATCCGGACACCGCAGGCGCAGAGACTTGGCGGGGCAACCTTGCCCGGGGTTGCCCCACGAACATCACAGCGTAACTCGATTGGCTGCACTAGTAGCCTGGGGCTGGTGTCGGGTCATGCTGTGACCCCGGCGTTAGTCGTGCCATCAAGGTGGTAAAGACCGATAAGGCCCGTCTCAGTGCCTGCGTATGGAGCCGTGGGCGGTGTGAACCCTGCCGTGTACTTGGCGATGTTCCAGACCGCAACCTCATCAACATTGGCGGTGCTCTGGAACGTCGCCGGGGTCGTCGAGCTGTAATTGCGGATGCCGAACTTGTCGTTCGCGGTCATCAGTGCGCGACCGCTGCTGCTAGTACCGACTGCCACGCCGTCCACATATAGAACGCCGCCTGTGTCAGCAGTGACAACCATCGCAATATGGCGGCGCACGCCATCGGTCACGACCGGGTTTGTGCCCTCGGCCGAGTTCGTTGACGTTCCGCAATAACGCGTAGTCGAGGTGGCTGAGTTATACGCACCGACGATACGCCCGAACGTGTTGACGCCGATCCACCCTGCGCGACCCTGACCAGCGATGATGCCTAGATTGGCCGGGATCGCTGCGATGTCGATCCATGCCTCGATCGTGAACGTCTGAAGGTTGTTGAGCAGATCGGTGGTAGCAGGCGAGAAGCCGTAGCCCCCCGTCATCTTCTGCCCAAATCCACTCGCCCCCGAAGCGTAAGTAGCACTGGTCGGCGACAGGTCTGGACCAATCTTGGTGCCGGGCGTCGGGGTTGGAGTCGGTGTAGGCGTGCCGCTCGGCGCTGCCACCTGCAATGCGGCCAGGGACGCACGAAGCTGACGGCCCCGCGTGATGCCATCGCCATCGGTCCGGTTATCGTAAATCACATTGGTCTGGCCGTCTGCACTCGGATCGATCGGCGCGAACGCGTAGACGTCGAGAGCCTGACTATCGGCCGGAGCCGAGGCAAGGCGCAACGTAATGCTAGTCGCATTGACGATAATCGGCGTAGTGCTGTCGAGCGCAAGAGGGCTGGTCATCGCACCCGACCCGAAGACCGAGAAGCGGTTAGCAGGTGCGCCGACAGCAGAAACGGCCGTTGCCCCGGATGGGAAGGCGAGCGGCATAACAATATCCGTCGAACCGGATGCGCGAGTGCCCGACGCCAGCGATGGCCCCATGTCATCCCCAGACAGGCCAAGGCCGGGACGTGCAGCACGAAAGAAGTGACCGGCGAGCGTTACCGAACCAAGCTGCGACTGATGCACGCCATCGTAGAGGTCGAGATCATTGGCATTGATCCGCTGCGCGCCGTTGATCGTTGCCCAATTGGCCATTGCATTGCGGATCGCGAGGATCTGGGCGGGCGTGCCCCACAACGTGCTGCTGATGTTAGGGATGCTGCCGAGAAGCTTGTCGTAATTGGCACCGCGCGCGGCATTATGCGCCGTGATGTCGGCGAACAGGCTGTCGAGATTGCTCTGATAGGTTGCGGTCGCCATGCCGTTCTTGGCGTCGGTATGCCCCTGCATCCAGATGAAGGTTTCGAAACCTCCCGCCGCGTCCAGCGCATCGCGCAAGCCCTGGTTGTCCGCACCACCGGGGATGAACCGCGTGATGCTCTGCGAACCGCGTGCATAGCCCACCAAGAAGCAGTTGACGCCGGTCGCGGCGATCCGCTTTGTGAGATAGTCCGCGGCGAATGCGCTGTTGTATGGTCCCGTGCCTTCGGCAATGCGCCCCCACGTTGGCAGTGCGGCAGCAGTCGCGGACGGCTCAAGCGGTTGTACGAAGCACGACGCATTAGCCGGTATCGACGCCCCTACAGACGCGATGGTGACGGTTGCCTGAGAATCGCGCGCCAGCAGCATCCGGGTAGCGAGAGACTGGCCCGACACGCCGGTCGAGCTGCCCATGCCTACCAACGCTGTACCGTTTTGCCATGTCGTTCCATCGCCCGAAAGGTCGAGATAGAACCAGCCAAGGCGCGCATCTACGCCGGCAATAGGCACGATCTGCGCGCCCGTTGCGCTGGCGGTTGCCGCAACCCAAGACGACTGAAGGATCGTCGAGCCGTCCGCAGCACGCACCCGAGCATATACGCTGCCAATCGTCGAAACATTGAGGGATACTGGGATGGTGCCCCGCCCCTTTGCCTGCCCGCCATCAGTCATCGTCGTGCGCTGATACCCTCGGTAATCCGGGGATAGCTGCGTCATCGTAAACGCGCTTGGTGTCGGCGTAGGCGTAGGCGTAGGCGTAGGCGGCACGATAACCCCGCCACTGGTGATGACCGCCGGAAGGACGGTATTCCGAACGATCCCCATGAAGCTCTCCGTAAGTGTTATGTCCGGCTCGCCTGCCGCAGTGAATGTGCCTGTGACGGTGTTGCCAACGACGGTCAGCGTGGTGCCGTCGGATGCCGTCGCGGTGATCGTTGATCCCGACGTGGCGTTGCCGATCGTTGCCGAGAATGGCACGTCGGGTTCGAACTCAAGTGAGGACAAGGTCAGCGCACGCAACGACGGACCACCGCCAGACAGCGATTGATCATATGCCACCTGAGCGAGGTTCTGCGTCAGGGCGTACGCGCTTTCGAGCGCCGCGAAACGGGTCTCAAGAGCGACGATGCGGCCCAGCGCCACCTCCAGATTGTATTCTGGCAGGTTCGGGAACCCATAGTCGTTGATGCTGCTGCGACGGCGCATCAGGACGCCGCCACTGCACCGAACATACGCACGGTCTGCGCCGAAACCTTCTCGAGCTGGAACACTGCGCCGTTGCCACCCGACTTCGCGAAGCCGCTCGACGAGGTCAGCGTGACGCCACTGTCACCGACCACCGTGATCTGGCCCGCGCCGTCCTGTCGGTAAGTGCCGATGATGCCGAGGGGCAAGTCGACCTGAAGCTGCGACGGGATCCGCATCGTGATCGCCCCAGCAGCCACGAAGCGAACCTCGCGGAACCGATCGGCGGGGTTCACGACCCATGACGTGTCACCCACCGTGTGGATGGCGCGCGAGGCGTCGGAAATGCTGGCGTCGGTGGTGAAGCCGGCATAGTCGCTGGCGAGCGACAGTTGCTTGTCCGCCGCGCCCTTCGCGACCAGCGTCTCGCCGTCATCGCCAAGGTAGATCGTGTTCGGCGCCTGGCCACGGGTCGATACGAGTAGGCGAACTGCGGTCATACATCGCTCCTTGCGATTGCGATAACGGAGACGGACGCGCCTGCTGCGCTGCCGCCAAGCACGTTGAATCCGGTGAGCGTTGATGCGAGCGCGTTGACGCCCGAGATGACGCCCGTGAGCAGCGAGGATACGGATAGCTGCGACTGCGACGGCAGAGGCTGCGATCGATAGCCCTTGATAACACAGCCCGTGTAGGTCGTGCCGGACTGCACGAACGACTGCACCACCATGATCAGCGGCTGCGTCGCGCTGGCGTCGATCTCGGTCATCACGACACCCGGCTTGTTCGCGAACGTGCGCGTGAACATCACCGTCGCCGTGCCGTTTGCAGCCAGCGTCGCAAGGGTCGTGCTCGTCAGGCGCGGATGACTATGCCCCATCTGCGCGAACTGGCTTTCATCAGCCCCCGCGCTCCCCGAGGTGCTTTCCGATGAAGGGACTGTCTTCGCAGGCTTGGGGATCAGCCCCTTTACCAGCGCCTCGACCTCGCCCAGCGTAGCGCCGCCACCTATCTCAGCCACGATCAGAACTCCGTCGCGGTGAAGGCGCTACCTGCGGCCGACGCGATGATGCTGACGGCGCGGTTCGTGCGCACGTTCGCCGATGCGCCGGCGGGGATCGTGTAGGTGCCAGCGGATCCGATCGCAGCAGTGCCACCGACCTCGTTAATGCCGATGTTGTTCGCGCTGACGTTCTGGATGTTCAGCCCCAGCCGCTTGGTGTTCGCCGGGGCGAGCGTGGAGGCGGTCGTTCCTGCGGTGCCGCTCCGATCAACGCCAGCACCGAGCGGGTTCACACCCGCCCGGTAGCCGTTCCGCGTGTCGGGATCGATGAGTGTCGCCGACGAGCTCACGGTTAAACCGCAGGCTTGTCGGTGGTCTTGTCCTCGACGATCTTGACGGGCTTTGCAGCCTTCTGATCACGCTCTTCCTCGCGCTCCGCCTTCTTGGCCTCGCGCTCGTCGTGCTTGGCCTGCTTCTCGGAGTCAGCCTGAGCTTCTTCCGCCGCCTCAACCTGTGCCTCGCGACGCAGGTTGATAATCGGGGCCTCCATCGACAGGAAGTTCGTGTCAGCCCAGTCGCCTTCGCGTTGTGCCTCCAAGGTCTTCTTGTCGACGACGAGACCCCCACCGCGGAAGGCCTCGTTGATCGTCAGTGCGCGGCCGTTGTCCGCGACACCGCTATGCTCGGGCGTGAAGCTGGGGTTGAGACCCAGTTGCGCCTTCTTTGCGGCCATCAGCTCGTCCTTGCTGACGCCGTACAGTTCCTTGTGAATATCAACCACGCTCAGTCTCCCTTGATCAGGCTCAGGCCTGGTTGAACATTACGAGGCCCATCATCTCGGTATTGAGAGCGGTGACGCCGTACGACGCATCCCAGCGAGCCTTGGTGTTGTAGGTGTTGATGTCACCCTGGCGCGCGTAGGTGAGCGTGATGCCCTGCGGCGTGGTCGCCTTCATGATGTTCCAGCCATCCTCCGAGTTCGGAGCGATGTCGGCAGGCATGAGTTCGATCGCGCCCTTGCAGAAGAACGGCGACACGGCGCCGGCCGTCGTGTTGAGCCACGTCACAACCGCACCAGCAGCAGGAGCCGCGGACACGTTCTTGTAGTCGAGCTCGGCAAGCGTGCCGCCACCACCCGAGATGATCGGAGGCGTGATGATCAGCGTGTTTGCCACCGCGCCCAGCGCCACGACGCGGAACGTCTTGAGCTGTGCCGTCGGCTGCTTCGTGATGTGATGCGTGGCGAACACACCAGCGACGGTGAAGGCATCGCCTGCCACGACACCGGCATTCGACGACACTGCGATCGTCTGGAACCGATTATCGACTGGCGACTGCTCGCCGGTCGTTGCCGTGCTCATTGCCTTCGGAACGTAGTACTGGTTCGCGCCGCTGATCGTGATGGCGCCACCAGCTGCAGCCGTCTTCAGGACGCTGTATTCGCCCTTGATGACGTTGAAGTTGCTGATCTTGTCGACGTACGCACGCTCGTATGCGCTCTCGACCTTGCCGGCGACGGTGCCACGCGCCGCCATATTGCTGGCGATGCTGTTCAGAACGCGGGGCGCGCCGACGAAGATACGCTCGCCAGCCGTAGGCCCGATGCCCTGCTCGATGAACGTGGCATCCGCCTCAGCAATGTCGTCGAACCCGGTTGCAGCACCAGTGCGCTTGACGAACACCGAACCCAGCTGAGCTGCGACGTTGAAGATGTTGAAGTTGATCTTCGACGCCAGGCCCTGCGCGGCGCTCTCGCCGATGCGCTGAAGCTGCTGCGGGTCGCGCATCTCGGTCGCCGACAGCTGAATCGGAACCGAGTTCTTGAAGCCGACCGATGCCGGCACTGCCAGCTGGGTCTTGTTGCCGAAGTTGCCGGTCTGATCGAGACCGTTGTACACCGTCGAGATGTACGGAACGGGGCGCCAGATCGTGTCGTTCTGGCGCTCCATCTGCGCATTGGAGAGTGCGGGCGCGCGTTCGACCGTATCGGTCATTACGAGCCCATCGGTGAAGCCCTTCAACACTTTGTCGAAGGCGATTTCTTCCGACTTAAGGAAAGCAGCCATGTCGTGTCCCTGAGTAGCGAGGGCTTGAGCCCTGTTAGCGCCGCTACTTCCTGATCACGGTTCAGGAGGGACCGATGGCGAATGGTGTTCGCTTACGTGGTTTTTGCTACCGGCGCAAGCGTCTTCTTCTCGCTCAGTGCGGCCGCGTCCTTCGGCGTGCGACGATAGCCATCATCACGGGCGACATCCTCTTCCTCGGAGGTGTAGACCATGACCGTCGATACGGCATGCCCATGCAGGATCTCGGTACCGCCGGCCTTGTACAGCATGCGCGGATAGTCAGCGCCGCCAGCCGGGTTGTTGCCCTGGACGCGATCGTAGTCGACCGTGCCGTCGGTGTACCAAGGGTTCGTGGGGTTGTCGGGCTCAACGTGGCGCTTCGGCGTTTCCATCACAGGATTCCCTTCTCAGCCTTGTAGGCGATCAGTGCAGTACGATTGCCAGTGCGGCGCGCGTCGGACTCCAGCTTCTCGAGCCGTGCATCGCTGCGCCCGCCGCCCCCTGCCCCACGGTGCGCCGTCTCGGGTTGCGTGGTAGGTTTCCGTTTTGTCACCGTCGTCTCCATGTCGAGCCTTCCGACTTCACCGGCGAACTTCGCCATGTTGCTGATCTTCGCGATGGCCTCGAGCTTGTCCGGATTCTTGCCGAGCGCGTACATTAGCGGCGCCTTGTTGCGGGCAACCTGCGTCAGGATCGCGACCTGTGCTTCGTTGAGCATGGACGTGACCTTGTCGTACGACGCATCGAAGTCCCGGACCTTCAGGCCCTCGCGCTGCCGGCCGAACTCCGCGACATCGTCCAGATATTCCTTCTGGATCGCCTCGTTCTGCCGCTGCTGCTCGGTCTGCCTGGTGTCCGCGGCACGCTTCTTCTCGCTCCACGCCAGCAGGTCCGTCTTGAACTGGTCGGGCTTGTCCCAATAGTCGTCGATGTCGGGTTCGGGCCCGATGTCCTCGACGACCGGGGCGCCCTTCAGCTTGCGGTTCTCGGCTTCGATCTCCTTCAGGCGATTGCGCAGGTTACGCATGCCCTCGGTCTCGGTCTCGCCGCGCGCCTCGACACCGCCGAACGTGATCAGGTCGTCATCGTCATCACCCTCGGGCTGCTGAGGTTCGGCCGGCTGGTCGTCATCATCGCCAGTGCCCTCGTCGCCCTGATCCTGATCGTCGCCATTAAGATCCTGCTCGATCTCCTGCTCGTCTGCGTCGTCGATAAACTCAGGCTGCGTCGCCATTGGTGGCCTCCGGCTTGGTCATGTCACGGTCATGCCGCTCGACCTGGGTTGTCGTGTTCACTGCGTCGATTGCCTGGCGGTGGGTCATGTCGTCCTCACGCAGCGAGGAATCGACCTCGGCAAGGATCTGCGCCCGTTCGGTCACGTCGATCTTGGCCAACACCTCGGCGGTCCGCGCGCGTGCCAGATCGGCATTGGCCTCCGCGGTCAGGCGCTTCGTCTCAGCCTCGGCAAGCGATGCCTGCGCCTTCAGCGTCTCCGCCTTGGCGATCTCGACCTGTGCCTGTGCCAGAATGAGGTTCGGATCCTGCTGCTGGCCCTGCTGCTCCTTCGCCGCCTGGATCTCAGCCGCTTCCTGCTGGGTCGGCTCGACATAGCCAGCAGCGATACCGGCGCGGCGCTCCATGGCCTGGATGCCCTCCAGCCCCTCGCCCTCGGTATTGATGACAGCGACGCCCAACGCCGCGCGTGCGAGGTCGTTTGCACCGATGGTGGCAGCAACCGTCGCGACGTTCTCCATGACCTTGCGGGTAGCTTCCTTACGGGTCTTCGACGCAGGACCGACGTCAACGATCACGTCGTAATTACCGGTCGTGAAGTCGTTCTTGCGGTACTCACCGCCGTCCGAGTCCATCGCTTTCTGGTTCAGCCGGACACGCGACTTCTTCCCGTCGGGGCCGATCGCGATCATCTCGCGGTCATCCTCGACGTACAGGTCTGCGGCCATGCCCTGATAGATGATCCCGCACCATTCCATGCTCTTGCGAAAGTTGTCCTTGTAGATGAACGTCCGCATGTCCGAGCGGTCGTGCACCAGCTGGATAGCCTCGTCCGACGTGTTCGCCGGCACGGTCTCGACCTGATCCGCCTCGCCCGTCAGCTCCGCAATGTCGGATGCGGACACCTGAAGCAGCGCCGCCATGTTAGGCTGAACCTGCGCGACAGGGATGCTGCCGACGGGGTCCGACTTGATGATATTGCCCTCTGCGTCGAGGATCGGATTAAGCGGCAGGAACGCAGGGCGATTGACGCGACGGCCAGCCCACACATCCTCATAGCCAACGACCTGTTCGGGCAGCAGGATCGGCGTATCATCGGCCGGTCCGCTCGCAGCTTCCGCTAGGCCCGACACGATCATGTTGTAGAGGCGGCTGGCGTCGATGCTGTCGCGTGTGTGACCCTTGAACCACTCGGTGCCGTTCAGGAACCAGCGCTTGGCGTAGAACGGCACGACCGGGATATGCCGGCCAGCGATCACGCCCTCGTCTTCCAGCACCTCGGCACCGGTGAGCAGGTATTTGCGCACCCGCTGGCGCTTGATGCGGCGCTGGCGAACCTGCTCCCAGCCGGTCTGTGTCAGTTCGTCCTCGAGCTTCGTGCCGTCATCGCGCTCAGCCGTCAGCGTCGCGTCGTCCTCGGTCCGCTCTTCCGCGGTGCCAAGGTTCTTGAAGGTGCGGCGAAGAACGCTGTGATCATCAACGACGTAGTATTCGGCCAGCCAGATGTCGTCAGGCGTGATCCACTCGTAGTTCCATTCGAGCGGTGTTGTGAAGGTCGATGGCGTGGCATCGGGGTACTGATCCTCGAACGCCTCGCGCGTCATTGCAAACAGCACGAATGCGAACCGGGCATCCGATTTGGTGTAGTTCTTGGCAGTGCGGTCAAAGAACACCGTGCGATCGGCGTCGTAGATCGGCAGCAGGTCGATACGCTGGTGCTCGTTGTCCTCGTCCTCGTCGTCCTCATAGCGAGCACGCAGACGCCATGCGCCCATCCCGCCGTTCGTGCCCTCATCATAGGCCGTGTCGAACGCGTCTTGCCCACCACCATCGGTATCGTTCATGTCGGCGCGGAACAGCCCGTCGAGGTTGTCCGCGTCCCGGCTGTTGCTGTCCTCGTCCTTCGGCTTGAAGTCGACGGTCACGCGGTTGGCGCGGTACTCGCTGAATATCCGGTTGAGCGCCTTTGCGACCTTGGGCACCTCGAGCCGCGGTGCGCCGCTGTCGATTGGCTCGCCCTTGTCGTCGACCGCGTCCGAGCCGACGGCGAACTGGCCGGCCCACATGCCTCCGCGTAGCGTCGAGAACGTGCGGTCGACCATCGCCTGCTTGCGGACGAGATGTTCGGCGCTCCAGATGTCGTCGAAGCGCTGCATCGCCAAGCGGTGGATATCCGCCCAGCGCTCAGCCTTGGTCTTGCGTGGTGGTGCGTCGGTCGGTTCGGTCGCCATGAACCGACCAGTTACGCGCGTGCGAGGCGTTGGTCATTTGGGGGTTTTTGGGGTTAAGATCGAGGCTGGGCGTTTTTCCCACACGCAGTCTCCTCGGGTCGCGTTATCTCGGCAAAGTGGCTGAAGCACGACAGATCGACAGACCCCATCTCATAATACGGGATGTACCACCCGTGAAACGTATGATTGTACGATGCGATTACCGCCTCATCCTCCCACCAAAACAACATATGGCGCCCATCCGCTGCATCTTCCGGCATTTCCGCAATTGGCTTCCAATCAGTCATTGCAAGCCTCACTCTCAATCGCCCGTCGCACGATAGCAACAATCTCTACAGCGTGGTCATGCGCGTTCATCGGCTCGCCGTCTTCCCATCCCAATTGGCCCAGCGCATTGACGACCGGGTCGGGGTGAGGCTGTCGCTCGCCGCTGATGCGACTGAATGTGAAAGTGCCTAGTCCTGTCGCCATGATACCCATCCTATCGATTTGCTGTGTCCGATAACTGCTATTCTAGGACATAAGTCTAGCGCCTGAAGCCGCCCGTCATAGATGGCACTGAGACCGCCGCTGGCGCCTTCTTGCGCGGCGCGACGATCGCAGGAAACAGCTCCGCCAATGCCCAGATCAGCGCGTCGGCTCGGTTGGGACTGTCGCCGCCCAAATAGCCGTTCGTGCTGAAGGCTGTCAGCTCCTCCTCAAGCTCGACGAACTTGCCGACGTGGCGGACCTTACCCTGCTCGTACAGTGACGAGAATGGCTCTGCGCGGACTGTCTTGCCCCGTGACGCTGTGACCTGCTTAAACGGTGTCCTGCTCCGCGCCGCCTGGATGGTCGCATTGACCATTGCGCCGCCATAATTGATCTCGCCGACGACAATGTCTGCCTCGTGCCGATCAAACGCGCCGGTTGCCACCCTGCCCCATGTCAGCGGGCCAGCCTTCACCGTGCAATCCTCCATGACGTAGGCGTTCCCATCGGTGCCCAGCCCCGCGACGACGATGCCGATCGCGTCGTTATCCGCGTTGTCGACATCACCCGATCCCGAGGGGTCGACTGCCACGACGATGCGGACCATGTCCGGCACGATGCCGTCGATCACCCGCCAGCGCTCGATTACCTCGTCAGTGAACAGCGCGCCCGGCGTAGCGTCACCGAACTCACCATCGAGAAAGCGCCGGCGCATGCGGGCCGACATACCCTGCAGCGTTTCAAGATAGTCGTCTGCGATGTTCGCCTGGTTGTCGCCCGGGTTAATGCGGAACCACGCGTACGACTCCGGATTGCGCAATGGCTCACGGGTTTCCGGATCTACCTTCTGAATGAACTGCCGATATGACCAGTGTGCCTTCGATGGCGGGTTCTCGTCGTAGTATATCCGCGGCTTAAGCGGCTTGGCGGTCAGGTGTTCGCCTACCTGCTCAACGCTTTGCGCCAACCGGGTGGTAACGAGGTTGATGCTCGCCAATGGGATCTGGCTGCACTCGTTCAGGTAGAGGGTGACGAACTCCATTCCGAGAATCTTTTCCGCCCTCTCCTTGTCGTCTAGCCCGCCGAACCAGATCTGCGCGCCGTTCTCGAACGTCACATACCAGTCGGTCTTGTCCATCTTCGACACTACGCCGGGAAAGGCGATCTGCATCACCTTCAGGAACGTGTCGTTGATGATCGACGCCTTTACCGAGTTGAACCGGTAACGGAATATCCCGTGCCTTGAATTGGGCGCCTTCAGAGCGCGCGCAACCACATTGCGCACCAGCAGGAACGTCTTACCCGATCGGGATCCACCAAGCAGCATGATGTGCTTAGCGGCACCGGCGAGGATAACCTGCGCCTCCTCCTGCTTGGGCGTGAACCTAAATGTCGTCGTCATGCGCCTGCATCGGAATGAACGTCACCCCTCCCTTGTGGCTTACTTCCGCCTTTTCACGCCAATCCTCGGGGAAGCGCGCGGCCATGCTCTTGCCGTAGACCGAAGCGTTAAACTTCGGATCAGCAAGGCCGTCCTGCCCTGCATCCTCCCACCAGCGCTGCGCCAAATCCTTCGCACGCATCATGGCGTCTAAAAATTCAGGATGCGCATCCTCCCAATTGTGCAGCGTCTGGCGAACGACACACAGCTCGGAAGCGATCCAGGCGCGCGATTTCCCTGCTCGCCCGTATTCGATCACCGCCTCGCAATAAGCCGGGTCGTAATCGGTCGGCCTCCCTACATCACCCACAAGCATTCCTCCGCTTCAAATCCCTGATTCTCGTCCGCACCGCATGTGGTGTGCGCCCCAGCTGGTCTGCAATCACATGCGCCGGCGTAAGCTTGAACCGGCTGAGCCTCGACAGCTCGCGGTCGTCTGCTGCGGTCCAGATGCGGCGACGGTGCTTCTGCACCACTTGCACCAGCATATCGGATTCCTCCTGGGTCAGCACCTCGCCAGCCCGGCAAAGGCGGTCCGCGAAGTGAATTGCGATGTCCTCGGTCTTCATGCCGTCGCTCCTTGCTGATACTGCTGTGTGGTCCTGACCCATCGCCCCTCGCACTGGACCCATCCGTGAGAGAGGAGCCATGCGGTGCCTTGGTCTCTGGTCTTCATGCGGAGGTGGCCGGGGTGGCGATCTGCGCGTCGTGCGGATGTAGGAGCCGCTCGAGTTCAAGGTCATCGCATGGTTGATAGTCAGCAACACGGTCCGGATGGTTGCGGCTATCCCAGCTTGTGTCGCCCGCGGAGGTGTCTGGCGGAACCATGCCAGCCTGCGCCATAATGCCAGCATCGTACCCGGCGCGTTCGGCCATCGCCATTGCATTGGCGAACCATCCGACCAGAACACCGGTAGCGTCGTCACGCATAGGCCCACCGAGCAGTTCTGCGTCAGGATACTGGTCGATGAACTCCTTTGCCCATGCCATTGCGTCAGTCCCGAGGCGTTCGAGCATTTCTCCGGGTGTCTCACTCACAGCGCGTCTCCTAGCTTATGGGATGGTGTCTCGAGGGTGGTGGCGAGGATCGACCAGAGGACCTTGCAGACAACGTGAATGGCTTGGTCCTGATTGAAGGACAGCTTGCCCCGGCACTTGAAATCGTCGGTCAGGGCGTGAATTGCGGTCTCGGCCAGCCCCAAAACGGGCGAGCGTGTGATGACGGCGACAGCCGCACCGTGGATCACCGCATGCGCACCGAGTGCCTGATACCAAGGTACGCCGGGGATGGGCGCCGTTCGGTTCTTGGCCTTGGCGAGGAAGTCACCCTGCAATGGATAATCGGCCAACGCATGCGCACCGATCATCGCGAATAGCTTGTTCATGCCGTCTTCCCCTTTGGTATGCCCTCAATGGCTGTTGCGATGGCCCTCAACTGCGCCGCGAGCCTTGGCTGCGGCACCTGCTCGATCGTCGTGAACCGGTGGTCGTTCAGGCACTGACGGCGACGACGCACCCCGTTCGGGATCAGGCGGCTGTCGATCACCTCGGAGCCCTTGTTGCAGGTGGGGCAGTTCATTCAGGAGTCCTTCCAGAATGTGTCGACATCCCATTCACTGCCCGTGCGAGACCAGCGCAGCGCGTTGACCGGGTAGGCGTAGAGAGACGAGCGGCCGTTTGCCCATGTGACGCGGACCTTTGCGTCGTCGGGCCAGCGAGTGGGCGCGCGGCCGGGGTTATCGAAGCGGCGATCACGCTGCTGCACCGAACAACGACCCTTGGCGTTGAGCGTCCTCGATGCGCTTGCAAGCAAGCTCGAAGGCAGCGGGATCAATCTCAATGCCGGTAAAGCGTCGGCCCTCGATCATGCACGCAACACCGGTTGTGCCCGCGCCCATGAACGGGTCGCACACGAGGTGACCCGGCTTGCTGTAGTCGCAGACAATAAGCTGCATCAGGCGGGTTGGCTTGCCGCCCATACGGGCCTTATCGTCCCAGCCCGGGCCGGCGACGTAGCCCCCGGGGAGCGTACCCCACTTGAAGTTCGCCTTGGTGCGGGCAACCACAATAAGGTCAGTCCACGAGGATGGGCCGTCGCCAGCCATGCGAATGCTTCGCCCGGGGTGATAGTAGGGCAGCGGCACAAACGTGGTGCGCCCAAGGGTAGTCAGGGCGCGGCGAGCATGATTTGCCAGCTCGAAGTCAGTCAACCAGACAATCCAGCCAGCGCCGGTTTTGTGGAAGTCGGCTGCGAGGCTTTCAACATCTGCGGGCGTCATGGCGGAGTAGCAGAGTTCGGCGCGGCCCTCACGGCGATGCGAGGCATCGTCGTGGTTGGCGTGCGTTCGGTCACTGTACGGCGGGTCGGTGATGATCTCGTCAACTGCGACAAGCGACGGCAGAATCTCGCGCGCGTCCCCGAGGTACAGGGTAGCGTTCCCGATGACCTCGACGCGGCTCATGCCATCCCCTCCAGTGCGGAAGGATCAAACGGCACGCGGGCCGGTGCCTCGTATGGCTTGGTCGGCCCCTGGTAGAGCGCGCGGGAAACATACGACCCGTCCGACAGGCGGCGCATAGCCCCCTGCTCCACCGCGATGCGCAGCCACTTGTCGGGGACGTCGCCGATCGGTTGGCCGTTGCGGATGTTGACCAGCCAGTGTGCAAACCGGTTCTCGGCGAAGTCAGCGCATAGGCGAAGCGCGGTTTCGCGATCCGATGCCGGGGGCCGGTAGTTGGCGATCAGGTCGAGGCATTGCCGCGGCGTCGGGAACCAGTCGTAGGTCCGGCAGGCCTCGCGAGCCATGAACTGCAGAGCCTCATTGGAATACTGGCCCAGCAGCGAAACGTAGACCGCAAACCGACGCCGGCCGCTTTCGTCATCCACGTTCTTGGATGGGAGCGTAGCGGCAAGGAACTCGAGGTGCTTTTCGATCTGCTCGGTCGATGCGGCGGGCTGCGCGACCATCGGTGCGCTCTCGGCCCATGCCCGCAGCGCGTTGCATTCCTCAACCGTTTGCGGCGCGACGACGTTCACCGGATTCGCGGATCGCGTTGAGGAAACCGTCATTGGAACGCGGAGCTGATCCACGATTGATGCGAACCGATCCATTCTTGCTTCTCCAGTCGTTGTCGGCTCGGTCGAGCCAATTTTCCCAGGCGATCTGCCAATTCAGTTTCCGGCCCTTGCCGCGCTCGTTGCTGGCGTTTGCGGCCCACCGGTGCAGGGCCTCCAGCTCGTCCCCGATCTTGCCGGGTGGCCACTCCGAGACCTTCGCTCCGATCTTCTCGGAGAGTGCTTTCGTGGGGGTCCAGTCAGCAGGCAGACGATGATACCGATCAGCAGCGACAGCCGGCGCTCGCGACCTCGTAGGTTGCGGAGCAACCGGAGAGGTAATGGTGGTTACTGGTAGATTGGGTGCCACTGTGACGGGGGTCGGCGACTGTGTGACGGGGGTGTCACTGTGACGGGTGTCAGCCTGACGGGGGTTAGGGGTGCCACACTGACGGGGGTGGACTAGGTAAATCCTTCCTTTCCCCGGCTTTTCCTCCCAATCGATATGACCGGCATCCTTGAGAGCCTGAACAGCCCGTTGAACGGTACGCTCGGACAGCTTGGTCTTGCCGGTCAGGCCAGATGGGCCATTGATCCCAGGCCAGCACTTGGCTTCATCATTCGACATGATGGCGAGCACGGTCAGCACGCTTTGCTCAGGCGCGCTGATACCGTCGACGCCCATAGCGGCGCGGCACAGGTCGAACCCGGTTAGCAAGGCGGGCTTTGCGCTCATGCAGACACCGGCACGTTGTGCGAGCGCAGGAAGGCCGAAACCTCGTCGATCGAGCGGGCGACGGTCCAGCCGCCCCCTGCCCCAACGATCGCATCCGATGCGTCCTTTTGGGCATCCGTAAGCTTGCCTTTGGCCGTCTTGAGCTCGACCGCGAACAGGCGCCCATCCCAGACGATCAGGATGTCAGGCGTGCCGTTCTTGACCCCAGCCAGCTTCATGCGGCGGGACTGGATGGCGCGGCGCTTCACGTCCCCGCCAAGGAACGCGCCGTTGGCAGTTGCAGTCCACCACGACGCGCGCGGGAGCGCTACGTTGAGGTAGGCGGCGACCGATGCCTGCAAGGCGTCCTCGGGGCGCATCAGAAGCCGAACGTCGACTGCATGCCGAGCGCTTCCATGTAGATCTGCAGGATAGCGTTCTCTTCCTGGACCTCTTCGGCGCGCTTCTTGCGGATCGAAAGGATCTTGCGGATTGCCTTGGGGTCGTACCCACGGCTCTTGGCTTCGGCCATCACGTCCTTGATGTCGTCGCTGATCCCCTTCTTCTCTTCTTCAAGGCGCTCGGCGCGCTCGATCAGGAGGCGCAGTTCGTCGGCCGCGACTTGTCCGCCGCCCATGCCGTGCTGTCGTGTGGTCTGTTCGGTCATGCTGGGTTCCTGTTCAGAGCGAAGCACTGGCGATGCCGCCAATGGTGAAATCGGGGTTACTGGTGCGGAAGTCGGGGGCAGCGACGAGGCCGGCGCCATTGCGAAGGCGCTCCATGTCGCGTTCAAATGGGCTCATTGCGGCCTTGCGCTTCCGCTCGCGGAGAGCTTCGTCGTCGCGGATCATCTGCTTGGCCTCAGCCGCAGTCATGTGCTTCTTGAGGGCTACGCACTCGTCCCAGCGGCTTTCCGGAATACCGGGATATGCTGCTTGGCGCTGACGACGACGGCGCTCCGTAGCGTCGAACTCATAGGCCTTTGCGAGGTTAGCCATCGCGAACTCACGCGTCTTGGCGCGGCCCTCAGGTGAGGCCCGCCAGCGAGCGAGGTTCTTGGCCGACATCGCGGTGCGCTCGGCGCGATGCACTGGATCGGTGAGATACCGCTTCAAGCCAGCCGTCGAGCGCGCCTGCACCTCGGGGTTGCACATCGTGGCCTTGCAGCGGCACGGACGGCACAAGCCAGATTTGTTCTTGGCGCCCAGCTCGGTGCCGCAACCGGTGGAGCAGACGCGGCTCATGCCCGCCACCCCAGCTTGGCGACATCGCCGCGAGCAACACAGCCACGAAGGGTGTCGAGCATGGCGGTACGCTTGGCCTTCTGAATGCGGGCTTCATCGCTAAGGATGCGGGCTGCTTCCGAAGGTGTCGGAGCGGCCGGCGTGCGGTTGATACCGAACGGCCAGAATGGGATGCCGCTCATGCTGCGACGCTCCCGCGCATCTGCACGACCTTGCCGTCCAGCAGAGCGCGCTCGCAGTCGGCGATCTCGCGACCAGCAGGGCTATCAGCCTGATGTGCCTTGCCCTTCGCTGCGAGATAGTCGCGGCACACGGTCTCGACCTCGTCGTGGTCGATCGCTTCCGGCGCGCGGACGATCTGGAAGCCCGGGGGGAGCATCAGCGACAGCAGGTCGGACGGCAGCGCCTCGGTAGCGAGCAGCCGGTACAGAGCGGCAACCGACATGACGGCAGGCTGGGCGTGTGCGTCTTCCGGGAAGTAGGAAAGCACGGTCGACGAGGAATCCCATCCCCCGTCCAGCTGCACTGCTTTGATCGAAATACCGCGGCGGTTCATCTCGCGGCGAACCAGCTTCTGCCGGTCGCGCACGATATTGGTGGCATCAGCCATGATCCTGCTCCCGATTTGCTAGAGTAAAACCTTGATGGAAATCATTGATCACCCCCGACTGGCGGACTGCCCGCAAAGCTTCAGGGTCGCCGTGGCACGCCTCATGCTCGTCTGGTTCTGGGCTAGCTGGGATGGCGCGGGCGATGAGCAGCGCGAGGGCGCAGCCGAGAACGGTCCAGGCCAGCGCAACGAACGCTACGGTTTCGCCGGGACTCATGACGTCACCTGCGCGGTCAGCAGCGCCATGCGGTCGTCATGCTGACCCTTACCGAGACCCTCTTGGTAGAGCGTCAGGAGCGCGGCGAGATAACCACGCTGGTATTCGGTCTCGACTGGATCGTTGAGGAAGCCTGCGAATGCCTGCTCGATATAGCGGCTGGCGCGGACGGCATCGAAGCTGATGATCTCGGCGCTCATGCGGCTACCGATGAGGTAGAGGGCCTCCATGGCTCGACCGTTTCCAACATCGCGATCTGCTCGTCGGTGAGCGCGGCGATCGGCGATGCTTTCCACCCGGTCGTGCGGAATATGTGGATTGCCAATGGACGAGACGGTGAGCGGCGAAGCTTGACGATCTCGTGTGCGTAGGACTTGCTGATGTCAGCAGCCTCTGCCAGCTTGATGTATGACGGTGCTTCCATTCATCGACATTCGCAGATTGCGAATATCTTTGCAAGTGCCGAATTTCGCAATTCCGGGAACGACCGAAATGGTTCAATACCGCAGAATGCGAACATGGAAGAAGACGACAAAAACGGCGGACCGAATCACCTGCGAGCGTGGATGATTTACCGCAATATGAAGGGTATCGATTTGGCGGAAGCGCTGGGAGGCAGCGTGACCCCAGGCATGGTGAGTGACCTAGCAAACGGTAAGCGTGCGCTGTCAGCCAAGTGGCTGCGACGCCTTGCTCCGGTCCTCAATACGACGCCTGGCATGCTCCTAGACCACGATCCGCGTGAGCTATCGGCGGATTTGCTCGACATATGGGGCAGCGCTGACTTAACTCTGCGCCGCCAGCTTATCGACGTTGCAAAGGCCATCGTGCGCACGGGGACTGACGGATGAAGGACATCGGGCCGATCGCAGGCATTGTCGGAATGATGTTGATCCCCTTCGCGCGCATGGGCTGGATGCGGTTTCGCCTCTGGCGCGGGCGTCGGAGGGCGGGCCGAAAATAATATTTCGCAATCTGCGAATTACCGTTTGACCTAACATTCGCAATATGCGAATACGTCTCCAACAGGCAGCGAATTGATCGCACCTGATTGGAGGCTAGAATGTCCCAAACTGCGCACACCGTGGCACAGCCGATCCGTGAGATCGACGTATTCACTGACGCTGACGGCGACCTGCTATATTACAAGGTAGGCCGTCAGGGCGTCACTCGCATCGAAGCGATCACCAAGCCCGGCCTGCATTGCGATATCCCGTATGTTCAGGTTTGGATGGGTCAGACGTGCGAGGCTGAGCTCTGCCAGCACAACATCATTGGGGTCTATTTTGACCCGGCGGTGTCGGCATGAACGCCCCGGTCCGCATCACCGCTGCCAACGACGCGCGCTTCGACCTTCCGATGTCGGTAGTAACGCGTGCAGCGCTCGCCCTTCCCCCTCTCCAGCAGATCGAGCTTCTTCGGCTCCTGACTGGTGAGTTCACGTGGTCGCTCGGCTCTGACGAGGTCGACCGCGGCATCGACATGATCCTAGTCGACTTCCGCGATGGTGCGGAGGCTGCTCGGGTGGTCGGTTATGACGCTCCGGTTCGTGGCGGTGTGGCATGACTGCGCAGCACACTCCGGGGCTTTGGGCACAATGGGCTGGCGGCGAATGTCCGGTCCGTGGCGAAACGGTCGACGTCCGCAAGCGTGATAACAGCTTATCTCTTCATCTGCCAGCAGAGCGGTTGAATTGGGCTCATTCCACTGGCGCTCTGGCGGGCTATGCATCCGACATCATCGCCTACCGTGTGGTGTCGGCATGAGCCCCGACGAAGCCCGCACGCTGTTCCTCGACCAGCTTGGCCCTAACGACACGCTTGCTCGGTACGGTGAGAAGGCGGCTGTCGCTGCGATCTTCGCTGCAACGGCGCGACCTGAGACATCGCAATACGCGGACTGCGTTCAGCGCGATGATATCCGCCGCAGCATTATCCGCCAGCTCGGCGATGACCCCTACGCCGACCGCATCATCCTCAACGGCACGGATTGGGACATCGTCCTTGAGGCGCTGAACAATCGCACGGAGGCGCTGGCATGATCCCCTCGGACCGCCAGATCGCCAACGAGATCCGCGCCCTCCCCGGCCTTGGTCGGATGCAGGCAATCAACAGGATCAGGTCGCGTGAGTGGATCCTGCAGGCTCGTCGTGATGCCCTGCCCTGCCCTCTCGCGATGTTCGCCGCAGCTTCCGAGGACTTCGACCGCTTGGCCGATGCTCTGGCTGCTGACCTTGCCGCCAGCCGTGCGCGGATTGCCGCTCGCACTCAGGAGATCACGACATGCTGATGCTCAAGACCACGCACGACCGGATCGTTGCGGAGGGTGCTGCGGCACGTGCTGCCGCTGCTGGTCGCGCCCAAGCGTATGCGGGTCTGTTGCGCGATGCTCGCCTGAACAACGCACGCTTGAACGACGAGTGTGATGCGCTTGCCGAGAAGGTTGCTCGCCTCGAACACCGGCTTGCTGCCTTCACCGCACCCCGCCCTCGCAATGCGAAGGGCCATTTCGTCTCGACTAAGGGAGCGCAGGCATGAGCATCCCCGCAAGCACCAAGGCGGCAACCCGCGCCCGCCCTTTCAACCCCGGCGCTGCACCATCGCCTTTTCCTCTCCGCTGCTTTGACGGTCGGACATGGGCTGAGCGTGCGGCTGACATGAAGCAGAAGGATCAAGCGGCATGAGCCCAGCTGAGATCAACGCAATCGGCGTCATGCTCCAGAGCATCCGCCATCACGACGAGAACCTCCTCACCTTGGCGTTCACCGCGCACGCACCGAATGCCGAGAGCTTCGACGGCAGCGTGTCCGTCACCGTCGCCAACCACGTCGACACCGCCACCAGCGAGAGCGTCACGCTCGACTGCGCGCTTCACATGGCCCGCGCCAAACTGCGGAACATGGCTGAGGCCCGGGTCAAGGCTGCGGCTGACATGAAGAAGGATAAGGCAGCATGACTGCAGTCTACAAAGCAATTGCCGCTGTCTCAGGCGAAATGGCCAAGGACGGCATTGGCAAGGATCGCCGCAACAGCCAGCAGGGCTATAACTTCCGCGGCATCGACGACGTGTTTAACGCCTTGTCGCCGCTGCTGGCCAAGCACGGTCTGTGCATCCTGCCGCGCTGCATCAATCGTTCGCAGGTCGAGCGCACCAGCGCGAAGGGCGGTGCGCTGTTCTACACGACTGTCGATGTCGAGTTTGACTTCGTGGCTGCGGAGGACGGATCTAAGCACACGATCCGCGTCCCAGGCGAGGCGATGGACAGTGCCGACAAGTCGACCAACAAGGCGATGTCGGCCGCGTACAAGTATGCGGCCATGCAGGCCTTTTGCATCCCCACCGAAGGCGACAACGATGCCGACAGCACGACGCACGAAGTTGCGCCACGTCAGCAGGCACCGCGGCACGATCCGATCGAGCTGATCACCGATGCGCAGCGCGATCAGATGCTGGCGCTGGCTATGACCAAGAACATTGACGCTCGCACCATCTGTGAGACCGGCAAGATCGCCTCGATAAAGGAGCTCCCGTCCGCTCGCTTTCAGGGGCTGATGGACTGGCTCGGCAAGCAGGCAAAGCGCGAGGTCGGCACTTCCACTGGAGCGCCGGCCAGCGATCTCGTTGACGACGAAATCCCCTACTAGGAGCCGATGACATGGACGCTAATCCACGCGCCGTAATCGGCGGAAACTCGCCACCCGACCCGATCGACACCGCGCTGGCGCCGTTCGGCGAGACGTTGGAGGAGGTCGCCAACTGGCTCGACGGCCTGCTAGTCGAGAACGACGGGCAGCTCGCGGCTACCGACAAGCTGCTCAAGGATTTGAAAGCAGCGCGCAAGGCGGTCGATACCGCACGCGACGACGTGACGAAGCCACTCCACGAAATGTGGAAGGCCGAGATCGCGCGGTGGAAGCCGACGCAGGACGATCTTGACCGGCAGGTGAAGTGCCTCGTCGCCGCACAGTCGCCCTACAAGGCTAAGCTGGCAGCGGAGAAGGAGGCGGCACGCGTCGCCGCGCAGGCCGAAGCCGATGCCAAGGCCGAGGAAGCGCGGCAAGCCCATCTCGCGGCGAACGCGGCCAGCCTGGAGGACCAGCGCAAAGCCGACGACCTGATGAAGCAGGCCGAACAAGCCCGCAAGATCGCGGCCCGCGCTGGCAAGAACACGGTCGCGGGGATGCGGACGGTTCATACCTTCGAGATCGAGAGCCACAAGCAGGCGCTGACGTGGATTGCCACACACGACCGCGACGCACTGACGGCGTTCATCGAGGACTACGTGCGCCGCAGCTTCAAGGCGGGCCCGATCGATGGCGTGATCGTCCGTAACGAAAAGGTGGCGTTCTGATGGCGCTCCCCGCACGCATCCCCAAGAAGCCGAAGCGCGACAGCCGCTGGCGCTCGCCCGCGCACTGCAACTTCGTCCGGTCGTATGCCTGCTCGGTATGCGGATCAACAACCGCGATCGAGGTGGCGCATGTCCGCATCGGTTCAGGCGCCGGCATGGGTCAGAAGCCAGATGACTGGCGCACCGTTTCGCTGTGCGCCGAGCACCATCAGCGCCAGCACAATATCGGGGAGGCAACGTTTTGGCGGGGGCGCGATGTCGAGGCGCTGGTCGCTGCCTTCATCGCCGCCAGCCCGCGCAAGCTCGAGATCGCACAGGCGCAACGGGAGAGGTCCAATGGCTGACCAGCCACCCCTTATCTTTCGGCGCGTGCTCGGTGGGCTCAGGCCTATCGGACCGATCGCCGAAGCCGCGCTGTCCGCACTGGACGACGGCCCAGTCCGGGTTCGCATCACTCGCACCGCGGGCAATGTGCGGCGTAACGCGCTTTACTGGACCATCCTCGGCATTGCCGCCCCGATGCTATCGGAGCGGATCGAGGGTGACGCGATCGATCCCGAGATGCTGCACAGGATTCTCAAAGATCGCCGCGGCCTGGTTCGCCTGATCCACCTTCCGAGCGGCGACACCATCAAGGACTACGACAGCACGTCGTTCGCCAAGATGCCGGAGAACGAGCGCGCTGCCTTCGTGACGTGGAGCTTCGAGACGCTGAGCAAATGGCTCGGCGTGCCGGTCGAGGCACTGTTGACCGAAGGCAAGGCGGTTGCAGCATGAGTGCGCAAGCGATGAGCGCCGGCACGGCTGAGACGCGCAGCGGCTCAGGGCGCCAGCCCGCCAGCGCGGTCGGCCCCGCCGATGCGCCCAACCCACTCTATCAGGAAGGTTATTCCATGACCGACAACACTGACCGCCTCGCCTCTGTATCATCCGCGAGTGCAGAGCATGGATACGTTGCTTACGGCCCCGATGGCCATTGGCATTGGTCGGCAGAGTTTTCCGCGCATGAGAGCGTTGAGGATCAGCGCCCCGCAACCTTGCTCGAAAAGCGACTGTTCAACGCTATTCGCAATACCACCGAGAGCCTGTCGCAATATACGATCCCCGAGGGTATGGTGGCATGGGGCCAAAGCGCCCCCGCACCGACGGATTGGGATGGCGGGAACTGCTTTAACGCTGATGGCGATTGGGTGATCCCTTTAACGGATGACCGGTGGCTAAGCGGAAACATCGTTGCCTACACCCCCGCATCCCCCGAACCTGTACCCGCGACCAATCAGGCGGGAGAGGTGGAGCTAGCGAAGCGCATCGGTAAGGTGCAGGTGAATATGAGCATGGATGTCCGCGAGATCATCCTGCACGGTTCTCCGAACGCAGATGTTGACGCCATTTTGAGGGAGATCGCCGCCCTCACTACCCAGCCCGCAACGTCGCAGGAGGGGGAGGCGTGCAGCTTCTGTAGCGGGCGCGCTGCGACGACCGTTGCTGACGATAGCGATGTCTTCCCCGCCTGCCCTACTTGCGCCGCCGCATGGGTCGCCGATCCTGGCTTTGCCCTCGCCGCCACCCCGACGCCTCCCACCCTATCGGAGGACTTGCGGGAGATCGAAAGGCTGGTTGGCGAGGCGAAAGAGTTTGCCGATTGTGCGCAGACGGATGGTTTCGACCCATCAGACGCACTTGATCTGATCCGCGAGTTCGCCGCGTTAAGTCATGTGCAGGTGAAGGCATGACCCGGCCTCGCATCCTCGACCTATTCTGTTGCGCCGGTGGTGCTGGGAAAGGTTACCACGATGCTGGTTTTGATGTGTACGGTGTCGATATCAGGGTCCAACCGCGCTATCCTTTTGCCGCATATTATGGCGATGCAATCGAGGTGCTATCGGCACTTCTGCGCGGCGAAAAGATCGCGTTCAGGCATCGCGACGGCAGGGTCGAATATCTTGGCCTTTCGGATTTTGCAGCGATCCACGCCAGCCCGCCCTGCCAAGGCTACACTGCCATGCGGCACGCACCGGGGGCGAAGGGCGCGCCACGGCTGATCGGGCAAGTCCGCACTATGCTTGAGGCCAGTGGCCTGCCTTGGGTGATTGAGAACGTCGAGGAAGCCCGAAGCGAGATGCGTGAGCCTATAATGCTGTGCGGATCGGCGTTCGGATTGCAGTCGCACGGCTGCGAACTGCGCCGCCATCGCCTGTTCGAAAGCAATATCGCGCTCGCCTCACCCGGTTGCCAGCACGGAACGCTGCCCGTCGTCGGTGTCTACGGAGGGCATGCCCGCATTCGGTCGGCACGGCATGGCGGACGCACAACGCGTGACGCATGGCCGAACGGGCACAAACCAGTCGCAGCCGAAGCGATGGGCATGGATTGGGCGACGCTCGCGGAAATGAGCGAAGCGATACCGCCAGCCTACACCCGCCACATCGGCCTGCAATTGATAGCACACCTCCAATCGCAAAGGCTCGCCGCATGACCTCCGCATCGCGCAGCAAGGGGGAGGATGTGGCGAGCATCGCGTGGAGCCTTACGCTTGCACAGCGGGAAGTCGTTCTGGCCTTGGTCAACGCTGCATGGCGCAACTGGCCAGAGGATCGGCTGCGGTCGATGTGGGACGGTCTTGGCAAGCGCGGGCTGCACGATCTGTTTTTGCTGGGACTCGTCGAGCGCGGGCCACCCCGCATCCTGACGCAATCAGGTAAGCGCCTCGCAACCTATCTCGCAGCCCACCTCACAGATCAGGAAGGACAGAACCGATGAGCATCGAGACAGCACGTCAGCAAGCAGCCAACACCTTCCCCGAGGGCGTACAGGACACGCTAGGCCGGGTGCATGAGAACATCCCTCGCCGCGCTGTCCTATCCGGGGCATGGGATAACGGATCCCTCGTACAGAGCTTTGTGACCGCGCTTGAGGGTGTGGCGGAGGTGGGGCACCCATGACCTATGCCCATGAGCGGGCCAAGACGCCGGCACAGTGGTGCGCCGACTTCGCGGCCCGCGGCATCGATATGTCCGAGCGCACGCTGCGAGCTCGAGCCCGAAGCATCGGATCCTATTTTACGCTCGGCAAGGCGATGCTGATCACGCCCGAGCAGATCGACCATATTCTAGAGGACGGTGCATGCCACTCGAACCCTACCCCCGCGGCAAGACGTGGTGGGTCAAAGGCCGGATCCAATTCAACGGCCGCGATGTTACCGGCTACCTCCGCGAAAGCACTGGCGCATCTACAGAAGCTGGCGCGCGGGAATGGATCGCAGAACGGCAGGCGCGGGAAGAGCGCCGCCAGGTCCTAGGTCATGACGAAGCCGACGAGCGCGACTTCACGTTCAACGATGCCGTCGTGCTGTACCCCGCGACCGAGCAGACCGCGAAATACCTGATGCCGATCGTCGAGCGCATAGGCTCGCTGCCGGTGAAGAAGATCACGGCCAAGATGATCCGCGATCTGGGCGCCTCGCTCTATCCGAAGAACTCCGCCGACACGTGGCGTCGCTGGGTCATCGCCCCTGCCCGTGCCGTCATCAACAATGCGAACGAGCTGGGCAAGTGCCCGCCGATCCGGATCACCGGCTACGACAAGGCAGAGCGGGTGCGGCAGGACCGCAACCGCGGCAAGGTCAGTCGTAAGCCGAAGGTGCCGAGCGATTGGTCTTGGATCCTCGCTTTCCGTGCCAAGGCGTCGAAGCGACACGGTGCGCTCGCCCTCTTCATGTTCACCACCGGTGCGCGCGTTGGTCAGGCTACCGCCATGCACCCGAGCGCGATCGACCTTGACGCTGGTACGGCTATCATTCCGGGCGCAAAGGGCCATGAGGATCGCAAGGTGCAGCTTATGCCCGAGCTGATCGAGGAGCTGCGCAAGCTACCGGCGAAGATTCCGCGCGGCTGGGACCGGCGCTACGACGAGAACAGGCGCGTGTTCGGCTGGGCAAGCAAGGACGGCCCCCGCAAGGGCTGGATGACCGCCTGCGCCAAAGCCGGCATTCCCTACCTGCCCCCGCACTCTGCCGGCCGTCATGGTTTTGGGCAGGAGATGCGAGTGCGCCAAGGCGTCGATACCAAGTCGATCGAGAGCGTCGGTGGATGGTCCGCAAAGGGCGGGATGATCGACAAGATTTACACCCATGCCGAAGACAGCGACTCGAAGATTTTGGAAGCGCTTCGTACAGGTTACGTACAAGCCCAAGAAAAGACTGGCGTCAAACCCGCAGAAAAGGTAGATAAGTAGCCATGTTGATAGCTGCCCTCCGAAGGCAGAGGCCGCAGATTCGAATTCTGCCGGGTGCACCACAAACCCTAGGGTTTTCGCCCCCAACCTCGCGCCATCCCTGCACTTTGATGCAGCCGTTTACGCGCACAAAACCGGAACGCGCGTACAACCGCCGTACAGGTGATTTGCGCCCCGCGAATCGGGTGGCGTCATGATCGTTGACCAAGCGCCCCCAGCACCTGTGGCATTCGCTCACCCGGATGGCCGCCATTGGTTCCGCATCGAGTATATCGACGGCATGTGGGAGGCCATCTGGCCCGAGGAAGGGCCACGGCGAGAATACTCCGACCGCATCCCAAAGGTGTCGCAGGTCTATTTCATTGGCCCTAAAAGGGGCCCGGTAAAGATCGGTGAGGCCACATGCCCACTGCACCGATTGCGTTCGCTTCAGTGCGGCAACCACGAACAGCTGTATGTGCTGGCGACGTGTTCTGGCGGTCAAGCAGCTGAGCGTGAGTACCATCGCCGCTTCGCCAGCGCGCGCCTGCACGGCGAGTGGTTCGCCCCCACGCCCGAGATCGAAGCCGAGATTGCCCGCCTTAATGATCGGAGTGAAGCAGCATGAGCCGGCCAATCGATAAAAAGCACAACCTGTGGAAGCGAAAGCCA